CAGGAAGTCCTGGACATCAAGTTCTTCCACTTCGTCCTCATCGGTGTCGTCGGAATGTACGAGCGAAATTCCCTGGTTGAAGTACATGATGGCTTCGCCTTCAAGTGCTTCTACGGTGTCATCGCCGTGCCTGATGTAGACGTTGTCGATGAGTGCGCCGGGATTGGCTCCTGCAAGAACCAAGCTGACTTCCTTGATGTCGCCGTGGCGGACCATCTTGTTGGTTTCCTGGAGCTTGTTGGCGTAGATCGACAGGGATTCAACATCGCCATGCCGAACAGCTTCCTTTGCTTCGAGAGCTTTGGGGCTGTTGTTGAAGTAGGCATGTGCATACACACCTTCTTCACGGTGAGACAAGATCGCGTGACCCAAAATAAGAGTCGGATCATCATGTCGGTGCTGCCAAACGAGCGGCACCTTCATCTTGTCCTGGTGCTTGAAAGCGCCACCCATGATAGTCCTACCATCGGAGCACTTAAGCCCATTCTTAGTGGCCCAGCCACTAAAATCTGGTTCTGCCATTTTGAAGTTTCACCTTCCTTTCTTAAGTTGCTTCCGGTGGTTGTCCGGATGGGGCGGCTGCTGGTGCTGGAGCTTCGGGCTGTGGCTGCTCAGTAGGCATGTTGGGGTTGTTCAACTTGTCTGCGCCCTCATCAGTTGATGGTGGCATACCGAGAATTCCACGAATCTCATTAGCTGATGCAATCTTGTTTCGGATGAACTTGTCAGCGATGTCAGCGATTGCGCTAATGGGAAGTAGGCTGAATGCATCCACATGGAACGTGATCGAGTGACCGTAACTAGCGGAACGTGCAGTCTTGGACAGGAACTTTCGCTTCATCTCTTGCGTAATCGCTTTGAGAATCGGCTTGATCGTCCGGTTGTTGTAGTTCAACATCTCTGCTTCATTAGCAGTTCCGTTAAACACACCTTCGGTAAGTCCCAGTTGACTGTACAGTGACGTCTGAAGCTTGTCGATCTGAGCAAGCATGTTGTTCTCGGCCGGTCGGTTCAGCTGTGTGATTCGTTCAGTACCATCCGTATAGGCGATACCATACTTACCATTCTTGAGCTGATCCTCGATGTCAGTTCGGCGCTGGTTAGCCTGCTGACGTCGAGCTTCCGACTTGATCACATAAGGAAGCTGGATAATCAAATCAAGCTTACCCGAACCAGTTGCCTCATCGATAGTGTCAAGAAGACTCAACTTACGAATGAGACGCTGAAGTGTACCGTTAGGTTCATTCATCACCGAGTACAACGGGTTCTCAACAATAGCTACATGCTTCTTAAGCAGTGTGACGTCTTGTCGTTTACCCTTTTCCTGGTTGTACACGGAGACTGTTACTTTGTCCGGGAACCACTTAACAATCTTACCTACACGCAATTCCTGAATGTCATAAGCCATCGACAATTCAGGGTTGATGTCAGTTCGAACAGGCACGATTGCAATTACGCCCTCTTCGAAAAGAGTCATGGCCACATCCTGCATGAATGCTGCCGAAGCCTGATCCAAGTTAGCATCGAGCGTGAGACATTCGTTCAAGAAACTGTTGAGAGTTTCTTTATACCTACCATTTTGATCGAGCTTCACATGTCGAATCTCAACCTGTGAGATGTCAATGCTCAGTCGAGTGTAGATGGATGCAATGATCGAACGATCGTTAGATACCCGAGATCGAGCACGCTGTGGAGGAGCTGCGCCATACGACGATGTCCCCGGACCAGCCATCCAATCGCCAAACCGTTCTTCAGTATTACCGAAAGCTGTCCAAGCATGAGCGAGTCTATCTTTTAGTCCCATTAGTCACCTCCTCTCTTTGTTCCGATGGGTGTCTGGCATTAGCCTTTATAGTTCTTGATCTGGTCGAAGATGTCACCAGATTGCTTCTTGAATTCGGGAGAGTTGATGAAGGTCTTTGCCTTATCAAGGATGACCTTATCGATTCCCGTTTTGTGTGCATACATTGCGCCACCGACAAGAAGTGCTGCCGTTGCATTAGCATACTGGGAGTTGCCATTAAGGATGTGTCGAATACCCTTACCAGTTTTTACCGCACCATTGACTGTGTCAGTTCGTTTGCGTTGGCTACGAGCTTTATCAGCAGCCTTGGCAAGATCCTGTTTGTCAAAGTGGCGATCATATGCTTCGGCATAAGCTGGATCCTGTTTCTTTCGACTTTCGACCGTGTTCTTGATCAACTTGCGTCGAGTGCCAGCACCCTCGCCATAATACATCTTGGCTAGAGCAGCTTCCTTGGCATCGTTGGCCGCTAGTCGTTCGGTACGTCGAGGCGTGGTTGAGGGACGATCAGATCGTTTACCCCACCGCATTCCCTTCACACCATAATGTGCTAGGAACTCATCGACTTCTTCCATAACTAAGCGTTGTTTACTGCCGCAAGCCCAGAACCAATAGCAGACAAGGCCAGGATGCCTGCCGAAGCAATCATGACCTGGTGCTGCTCTTTGGTAGTGTTGAGCATGGCCGTATTGAAGGAGTCGGTGAACTTGGCCTCGTGTTCCTTAACAATGCGCTTAGCCGCTACCTTACCGATGACTTTCTTATCGGTCTTGTACTGCTTCTTGGCATTCTTGAGATTGATCGCGTCCTGTTCGACACGATCACGAGCTTTCATGACTTTGGCGTCATGCTCATTCTCAGCCTTTTTCCGCTCAGCGTGGGCTTTGGCCTTGTTCTCAGCCCGAGCAGTTTTGTTGAGGCTCCGAAGTTCGCTTCGGGTTTTCTGAGGGGACGATGAAGAAGGAGCAGACTTAGTGTGCTTGCCCCACTTCATTCCTTTTACGCCGAAATGAGCAAGATACTCATCTACTGGTTCGGCCATGATGCTCCTTTGATGATCGTCGTGGGTAATGGTTCCATCAAAAAAATCTGAAACCTCAAATGGTGTGTAGCCAGATTCCTTAGCTCTACGCTGAAGATCCAACTGAAGAGCCTCCGTCGATGAATATGACGATGGCAAAACAAACCCTGGTGTTCTAACCATGGTCACCTCATCTCTTTAAATGGAGTAGGATCTAGACCCATCTCACGGTGAAGGGATTCACCCCAAGCTTTTACAAATCTTGGAGGATTAGCGTTCCAGTGGTACTGCATAAACATCTCAGCCTCAGCTTCTTCTCGAATACCAGCAGTGCCAGCGTAACCGGAGATGGTATGCATGAAATTAGGCATAGCAATACCCATGCGGGCTGCCTCATTTAGCGCAACGCTAAGCGCTACGTTTCGAGCCTCAATATGGCCACCAACTTGCTTAACTCCGAACATTCCGGATCTAACCGTCTTCACTTGTGCGTGAAAAATGGCATGGGCCGACTCGTGGGTAAGCAATCCATGAATCTCTTTACCTTCAATGGCCGGTTTGGTCCATCCGATATCAACACTGTTCTGTAGTCTAGGCGTTAGATCTCCTTGACTGAGTACAATGCTGCCTGTATTAGTGCTGCCTGATCCCAACTGCACATAGCCCACAGTACCCATCTCATACTCAGGATGACCTGGCCCAATAGACGTGACTTCCTTGATGTGGAAGCCATACCTTTCGGAAATGAGAGAGGCTGTTTCAGCAGCACCTGCTTGAGTGTCTTCATGAAGTGCCGCATCGATATAAATGCCAGCATTGGGTCCCTGAAAACGAAGTTTGTCATCGCCTCCAGTTTCCTGATCCTTGCGGACGCCCCACTTCATTCCCTTTACACCAAAGTGTTCTAGGAAATCATCTACCGGTTCGGCCATCGTTTACCCTTAGACGCATCGATCTGATTAGCTTTAGCAGTGCTCACATCTCGGACCTTCTTGATGATGATCTCATTAGTTTTGTCCTTGACAGCTCCAGTAGCTTTCGCTTTAATACCGGAACGTGGCTGGGGATTGTTCATCGCTTTGAAATCGTCATAAGTGGTCTTTTGAAGTTTGTTGACTGCTGCAGTTTTAGCGGTATCAAAAGCTTTTTCTTTGGCTTTATCCACTAAGCCCTGTTTAGGAGCTGGTGGAACTGCCGCCGACATAGCTGCCGCATTGAAGATCAGATTAGCTTTACCAGCCAGCATAGTCTTGTTAGTAGTCAGCTTGGCAACTGGAATGTCAGCAATATCACTTCGAGGCTTAGGGGCATTGGCTGCCATTGACGCCGCATTGAAGATCAGATTTGACTTACCTGCCAACATGGTTCTGTTGGTAGTTAGTGTCTGAACCGGTATGTTGATCGGACTTGTTCGGTCAGCTTTAGCTGCTGATGCGGCATTGAAGATCAGGTTTGACTTACCTGCCAACATGGTCTTGTTGGTGGATAGTGTCTGAACCGGAATATCGAGAGCATGACTTGTGCCAGGTTTACTACCACCCATAAGGTGAAAAGCTACTGCTGCACCAACTGCTACTGTTGCCCCAACACCTGCTGTAATAGCAAGCTTCTTCTCGCGCGACATTTTGGGTTTGGGCTCACCAGTTTTGCTGTTTCGCTTTCCCCACTTCATGCCCTTGACGCCATAGTGAGCAAAAAAATCATCTACTTCATCCATCATCTCACCTCCCATCCGATTTGTAGTCTCTTAGCTTCATCACTTTGCGCTGAGCATCATTGATTTCGGCTGCTGAGAGCTGACGAACGTT